TTCCCTACACGACGCTCTTCCGATCTCTTAATCTGTAACTCATTAGCCAACGCTGACAAAGGACTAATTCCTGTTTTACCACCATTTTGTGACAACAAACGGATATGGATGAGATTTGATTGTGGCACAGACTCCATAACACCAACTTTTGGTTCATCAAAATTGATGTTGTAAATCAGGCCGGATCCGTCCTCTAGTAAAAAAGGAGTAACTTGCGAAGGTCGCAGGTACTCCCATGTCATGTCGATTCCATTTTGATTGCGCCAACGATAAGCAAAACACTCGCCGCCTAAAAGTAATTGTGCATACATTGATTGCCAAAATGCATGTGCATTACTTGTCTGAGTCGGGTTCTGTAGAATACCCTGGGCACGTGGCATATTTGCCAATAACTTACCGTTAGCAAGATCAGCGCTTAGTTGAAACACAATGGAATAGATATCAGAATTCCGGAGCGCGGTTCTAGCATCAACATACTTATTAGCCCCATCTACATTAAGAAAATGCAGAATATCAGTATCGTCACTAATTGCCAAGCCTGGGCTAACTTTCTGATTAAATAACGGCAATAGCATTCACCTCCTTTCATTGAAGGTTAGCTATCTTCTCCGATAGATAACCAATAATGACCAAGCTAACCGCAATACTAAAAATTCCAGCAGTAAAACTTAACAGGAAACATCCCCACACAGCGAAAATGATTGCTGTTAAAAAACATAAAACATCAAAATACTTCCAAATAAGCTTAAAAAAATCAGTTATCAAGTAAACCACTATCCTTATTTTCAAACCATGCTTTAACCTGTTCGGCTGTCATCCGGTCAACCTGCTTTGACTTATCGTTAGCAATTCCAAAGTCCTCAAAGTGATACATCCCCTGATATAACGCATCAATAATTGCATCGACCACATCAATTTTAAGTGTTGCCTTAGCCTTATCGACCTGAATACCAATCTTATCTTCGTAAATTTCAGCATTAATCAAGGCTTTCTCCATGATCTTGTCGTTTAATCGACTACAATTACCTTCAACAAATAATTTTTGCAAGAACTTTGTTGGATCTTTTAATTCACTTGTTCGTTGCCGAATAGTCTCTAGTGGATAATCAGTATTAATATCCATTTGCTTAATAGCATTCGTTGCACCCCAAGCATCATAGCCAAAGAAAATTACATTTAGATTATTCTCTTCAACATATGTCAATAACCAGTTATAAACTTGATCATCATTAATCAGTCCTTGTGGGTGACTGGTAATTGTACAGTAGCCTTTCCTAGCTAATTCACGATATTCAATCCCATCTTGCTTTTCCTTAGCTTGAATTGAGCCAGCTTTTTCCCAAGGAATGAAACTATGTTGCTCAATGTGCCATTTCTGATTACCATTCTCGTCTTGGTAAGGATAAACAAAAGCAATTGCAGTATTATCGCTAAACATTGAGTAGTCAAAACCGATATAAACATCACGACCACGAATATCAAAACTGGGAATAATTGCTCGTTCAATGTCTGACAGTTTTAAATAGCTATTGGTGGCTTCTTGTAGCCAAAGATTAAGGTTCTTGTTCTGAAAGTCGTCAACTGTCCCCGCAAGCATATCAGCATCACGTTTATCACGAAGACCATCTAATAGAACATCATGCTGACTAGGCAAGCCCAGCAAAGGGTTAGACTTAATCCATGTATCCTCTTTAAAAGTTTCGTCTAAACTATCCTGCGCCCAAATAAGGCCAAGTGTTCGATCGGCTTCTCGGCTGAAATCCTGTTCCATTGCCTGCTGAATCATTTTCTGCTCATCATGAAACGGAACCGAGGGATCTGGATAAGAGGTTGAAATTTCAATATATTGATGGTTAGGAACCTTAACTTGTCCGGAAACAATCTTTTTAGTTCCTTCCCGGGTCTTAATATTCCCCACCTCATCAAAAACCGCTGTTGTAAAGTGATAAGAGTCATATTTACCGGCATTAAACGATAGCGGTCTAAGATTGTTATTGAATTTTCGCATTGAGATTCCAGTATGTTCATGAATAACCAGATCATCTTCTTCAGCAAGTTTCTTAAAAACTGGTTGCTGATCAATAATACTTTTAAGCATGTTAGCAATGTACCCATATAGTTTACCGGTCTGATCATAGTTTTCAGCAGTTACCAGAAAATCTTGGTTAGATAATCCCATCGATTCAATTAAGAATGAGTAAGACATGTAAATAGCCATTAGGTAAGATTTACCTTGACCACGAGCCACAGATAAAACTACCCGTGTAAATCGTTTTGTTCCTAAGCTATCACGCCAGCCGAATAGCATTGCAAAGATAAACTTTTGCCAATCCATTAGCTTTGTTGGCTTACCTGTATCAACATTAGGAGCAATAGCAGCGAACTTTAAGATCTTATCGACCTCATTAACATCATAGTAGAACTCAAATTCTTCATTCTCTACTCGTTGTAAATCCCGAACGTGACGAAAACAAGCTAGTTTCATCAAGTAACCAGTCATTACTTTTTCGTCAAGAACATTAAAGGCATATTTAGTAGCCGGATCAGCATATTTTTTACGAATACCATTAAAATCAATACTGTGATATGCACCAAGCACATCATGACTCTGTGTTAAATCAATCATACAAGTCCTGCCTCCTTAAGCTGCTCTGCCATTGACTTCTCTTTCTTATGACTAGCAATCTGCATTAATTCTTGTCGACTCTTTGGTGATAAGCCGAGTTGAATACCAATTGAATTAAGCTGATTAATCGCATCTTTCATTGTTGCTACTGCCGGATTCTTACGAAAACCTACAAAGTCTTTACCGATGATTTTTCCAGTTGAATCTTGCAATGAATGAAATATCTTCACTTGAATTCCATTTTCGTTAATATCTTGATATGCATTGCGATAAATCTCATAGTTAGCACAATATTGTTCAACAAGTCCAACATCAATTCGCTGAACTCGTCCTGTGCTTTCTAAAAAGGGCACGATTTTACGCCAACACGAGCTCGCCAGAGTGCCCAAATAATGCGGTGGTTTAGGCGGCAAATGCCCGTTATTCTGCTGATAATAGACCTTTTTCACCACAATTTGAGCCTCCTTTCATTCCTTTTAGCCCCCCTGGGGTAAAAAACTCAAAAATACCGTCTGCGTAAAAAACGACGACATTGTGTGCCGCTCTCTTCTGAGCCATAGTCCCGGGGGGATATATTAATTCTGATACATTAAAATTGTAATTCTCCGGATGTCTTTAATTTCTGGAACATTCTTTTTTGTCATATTTTGCCCTGTTCCATAATAGTATTGTTCCCACTGTGTCTTTTGTCTGTGACACTTTCGACAGATGGTTACAAGATTCTCCTTAACATCTCTTAGTGATTGGTCATAAGCTATCGGTACAATGTGGTCAACGGTCTTACTGTTTGGTGTTAACTTGCCAATCACTTTGCAATACTGACACAGGTAATGATCTCGGTCTAAAGTTGCTTGTCTTAGTCCAACCCATTGCTTACTTCGATAGAACTTATACTGTTCACTCCTGTTGTCATTACGATTACGGGTAACAGTATTGTACTTATGATTGTAGTGTCGTTCCTTATTCTTATACTGTTCACTATGTTTACGAGCCCACTTCTTACGCTCAGCTAAATACTCTGCTTCATGTTCAAAGTGTTTACTACAATAATGATTAGGGTACTGAACCATTGAATGACATCCCCGTTGTCTACATCTTCTAAACCTAGGCATTGTTAGACATCCTCAATTATTGCTACAACAAATGTAATTAAGAATACTAACGCCATAAAGCCAACATATATCCATACTGGTAGCAATACTAACCACCATGACCACGCTATAACATTCATTAGCTTAGCCATCACAAAGATAGCTGTTAATACAATCATTAACCACTTCATATATTTGCATCCCCTTTTCAGCGCAAAATAAAAGACGGTAGCCAGTTGCTATCGCCTTAATTGTTTAATCTTTTATGTATTAGTTCATTTAGGTCCTTCAAGTCATCTTCATCAGCTAAATCACGAATAAACTTACGAGCGTATGAACGATAACGATATATACGGTTCTTATCCTTATTCTTATCATCCCACTTCTTCTTTGCTCGCTTCTGTGCTTCACTAACCATAATATCGACCTTCTAACATTAATATGGTATACTATATATGCAAAGAGCCAAGAGGTACCAGCTCTTGACTCCTTGCGTTCCGGAAATTGAGTTTACCAGCTAGTCGCTATTTGCGATTAGCTTTTTTTATTATCGCATAAGCTATCGCAAAGTTGATAGCTGCGACTGACAAATAATAAATTGCCAGTGCGATAACAGGGTTCCCTCACTTTCCGGGATTCTTTTGTTGCCATCAGTATCATCCCCTTTCCGGATTCAGGGAATCACTTCCGGAACGCTGTAGATTATTGATAAGGTCGCGACTCCTCATCTCATCTACAGCTATTATTATACCTTATTAACATATAAAAGCAATAGAAAATTAAATCTTTTTGAATATAAATTTAGCCGGCAAGTGTTGACCTGCTGGCTTTTTCTTTTGTATTCGTTTCCTAGTTCATTCAGCATGACTCATCATATATTGGCTCAGCACCACTACTGAAGATCGGAAGAGCGTCGTGTAGGGAAAGAGTG